ACGAGGTCCCAGACCTGCCAACCCTCCGGTGTTTCCGGACGGTTCAGCCGCGCCGGGCAGTCCGGGCAGCTTTGCGCGCAGGCTTCGCAGTATCGCTCGCCCCCGCCGAAGGACCATTCGGCGAGAGCGCGGAGGCGTTTTTTTCCCGTTCCAGCAGCAGGCCCTTCGAGACGTAGCTCAGCTGGAAGGCTTCGAAGATCGGCCAGACATCGAGCAGCGCGTCGATCGCCTCGGGTGCCGGATCGATGGGGCTGCCGTCGGCGTCGCCGATGCCCTCCCAGGCGAGCACCGCCCGCCGCGCGAGCGCTTTGGCGAAGGCGACGGCACGTTCCTCGTCGGAGGCATCCTCCGGCACGGCCTCGACAGCGGCATCGCTTCGCGTCGCCACCATCAGCGCGGTGGTCAGCGGGCGCAGCTGCACTCGGACGCCGGGCACGAGGTCATGCCAGCGCGGCGCGTTCGTCAGGTCGAGCGTGAGCATCAGTATTCCTCGATGTCGTTGATCAGGGTGGCGGTGCACATCCGGCCGACGGTACTGTCGCGGGCGGCCTGCCAGTCAAAGGTCGCCTGCACGCCCTGCGGCCCGGAAATCTCGATGCGGGGTCGCGGCAGGTAGACGGCGTGCACGGTGAAGGTGAAGCTCTCGCCGGTGGGCAGGACGTAGGCGAACTCCATCTCGCAGGCCTCGCCGTTGATCGCCTGCGTCACCAGCGTCTGGTCGGCGAAGCGCACCTCGATCCGGCCGGTCAGCGCGGCGATGGAGGGGTCCGCCCCGTCGATGCGGCCGTCCGAGCGGATCGTCTCGATCCGGTCGAGGTTGTTGGCATAGGTGATCTCGGCCGAGACCACGTTGCCGAGCGCCGTGCCGTTGCGCATGATCGACCCGTTGAAATGGCCGAAGCGCTTCAGTTCGAGCGCGGCGAGCGTTCCAGCGCTGGTGGTCGTTCCCACCGTCTCGCCCTGCGCCACCAGCCGCGCAGTCGCGGTCAGGAGGCCCGAGCGCTGCATCTGCCAGGTGATCTGGTCGAGCACACAGCCGGAATACATCGCATAGCGCGGCACCTCGGGCATGCCGGTCTCGATCGACATTCTGGGCAGCGTCCAGGATCCCGACTGAAACTCATGCGTCCAAGGGCCGGTCCCAGTCGTGGTCGGGTCGCCAAAGGCCGCCTTCAGCCAGAAGCCGAACGCCTCGGCGTCGAGCGGCACGACAACATCGCCATCCGCCGTCACCGCGTCCTTGATCGGCGCCAGCGGGTCGCGGCCGTAGCCGAGGAGCTCTGAGTTCAGCAGCGGCTGCTCTGCGCCGAGCGAGGTGCTGGCGAAAGGCATGCGGGTGAAGCCGCTGGCGGGCGGCGTTCCATAGGTCGTCTCGAACGCAAGCGCCATCAGCGCCCGCGCCCCCTGGGCTCGTGCCATGGTGTTCTCCTCGGGTTGTCGGGATCAGGCCAGCTGATCGGCCGTGGAATAGTGCAGCACCACCGGGATCACGGCGGCCTTCAGGCTCGCCGCGCCCTCGACGGGCAGATCGACCGGCCTCGGCGCTTCTGCCTCGACCCAGTCGCAGAGCCCGCCCAGCGTGCGGTCGGCGGCGATGGCCGCGCCGATGCTGGCGGTCAACGTGTCGAACGCCGCGTCACGGTCGGCGCCCTGCACGACCGCTTCGATCTCGGCGCGGTGTTGGTAGTGGTAGCGCACCGGCGACAGCGTCACCTCGGGTTCCCCCGGCTCGCCGTCGCGCAGGATCAGCAGGCCATCAGTGGGCACACGCTCGGGCAGAACCTCGCCGCGCAGGGCGGTGGCAGACAGCGCCGAGAGCCGCGCGTGCAGCGCGGTGAGGATGGTTTCACGAGGGCTGGGCATGGAGATGGACCACGATTGGCGACTGCGGAAAGAATACGCCTCAAGCCCAGTCGGACCAATGCAGCAGCATTCACGGACGGCGCCAATGTGCTAAGGTCGTGACGCGGGTCAGCGGTGGAACTCATCCTCGTCAGGCTCATAATTGCGACAAGCTTCGACGCCTGTAGCCACCGCGTCGAGCAGAGCCTCCACATCGTGCAGAAGATCCGCAATCCGGGGGCTGCTAATCCGATAGCGCACGAAACGACCATCGCGCATGCTGGTTACGAGGCCACACTCCGACAGACATCGAAGGTGGTTCGAGACGTTAGGTTGTGTCAGGGCCGTGCGCCCGACGATCTCGTGAACGACCAGCGGCCCGGCGCACAGAGCATCCAGGATCGCCAACCGGCTCTGGTCCGCGAGGCCGCGAAAGAACTTCGCCCGCCGCTCGGTGGCCGTCGCGACGGCATTGCGGTCCGCGGCGATTTGTTCCATATCATTCTCCGCTGATGTGTTTCGCACATCAAGATAGCAGGACCAATGCAAGCATGGCCAATGCCCAAGGCGCCGAACCGACCGCAGATGTCGCATCTTTCCGCTACCGCGTCTCCGGAATGGATTGCGCCAAGGATGCCGCCCAGATCGAGCGGGCCGCGCAGTCGGCGGGCGTGGCGCCGGAGGCAGTAAAGGTCTCCTCCGCCACCCACATCTTGACGTTGAACGTCCCCGAAGCGCGGCTGTCCGAGATCGAACGGGCCGTGGCCGCGACCGGCTACGGGTTCGATCGCATCGAAGCGGGCGACGACGAAGCGCAGGAGGGCGCAGCTTACCAAGACCCGGCCTATCGGCGCGCGCTCTGGATCGTGGTAATTCTCAACGTCGGGTATGGCATTGCGGAGATGATCGGCGGCTTCATTTCCGGATCGCAGGCCGTGAAGGCCGACGCGCTCGATTTCATTGGCGACGGCCTCATCACCTTTCTGGGCCTTCTGGCAATCGGTTGGAGCATTGTCTGGCGGGCGCGATCCGCCCTGATCCAAGGCATCTTCCTTGGCGTTCTGGGCCTTGGGGTTCTTGGGACGACGATCTGGCGCGCCTTTACCCAGACGACGCCGGACGCCGGTCTCATGGGGCTATTCGGTCTCATCGCTCTCGTGGTCAACGTCCTCGCGGTCCTGCCGCTGCTGCGGTTTCGCAAGGGTGACGCGAACATGCGGGCCGTCTGGCTCTTTTCGCGCAACGACGCGATCGGCAATGCGGCCGTGGTTGTGGCCGCGGCCCTCGTCGCGTGGCTGGGCAGCGCATGGCCCGACCTGATCGTCGCGTTCGGGATTGCGGGACTATTCCTGCATTCGTCCTGGTCGATTATCCGCGACGCGCGGGCTGATCTGAAGACAACTTGATGCTATCAGTTCGAAGCGGCCATCGCGGACATCGTCGAATAAGCGCAAGGCCCGCCACAGCAGTCATCTTCAGAACCTCTGCTCCACCCAGCTCGCCACTATCAGCCCCGGCACACCGTCCACTGCGCGCTCCGCATCCCGCGCCAGGTCCAGCCGCTTCGGCAGCTTGACCTGCGGGACCAGCAGGAAGATCGGCGCAGTCACCTTGCCGCGCCCGGTCTTGGAGCGCGACACCACGGCCTGGCCCTTCGTGTTCAGCCGCCCCTCCGCCACAAGCAGGCTCGGTCCGGTGCGGCGATAGACGAAGCGCAGGCGCAGCCCGCGTCGCCGTTCCCATTCGCCGGGCGTGATGCGGCCGCCGCGCAGGGACTTGCCCGCGGCGGGCAGCGGGATCGCCAGCCAGAACCCGTTTTTCGAGCGGATCAGCGGCCCCGTGTCATGCGCGCCCACGATGACCGGAGCCTTGGACCAGACCAGTGCCGCGGCGTCCAGGCTCTCGCCCGACCTCGGGAAGTTCTGGCTCCGGATTGAGTTGGCCAGCCGTGTGCCGAGACCTGCGCCGGTGATCTGCAGCCGCCACGCTGACTTCAGCCCGGTTCCAGCTTCGCGCATGGCGGCCGTCACGGCGCGCTCGCCCGCCGCGATCTCGGCCGCCATCATCGCAACGATGTCGGGATCGATGTCGAGCTTCAGTTTCACACAGGCCTCAGATCCACGGTCCAGACGAGCCGCTCGCGGTCGCGGACGGGCTCGCCCTGGATGAGGAAGGCATCGCCGTTGATCTCGATCCGGTCGCCGGGGCGTGGGGCTGGAACTTCGGCCACGCGCAGATCGATCCGCGTGGTCTCGGACCAGAGTCGCGCATCGCCGAAGTCGGTGATCGCGTCCGCACGCCGGGCGACGGCGCGCACCAGCACGGGCGCGCCGCCGTCGGCGATGTAGACCGCGTCCCGACCGACGTTCGGATCGGCGAAGAGCGCGCCGACGGCAGCGGCAAACGCGCTCATAAGAACGCCGCGTTCAGGCGGACCCGGCCGATGGTGTCACCCGCGCCGCTCGCCACCGCCTCGATGGCCACGCCGATGAGGGTGTTGTCGGTGGCCACGGTTGTGCAGCGCTTGTTGGTGTCGTCCCAGTAGACCTTGGCGCCGACGGTCCAGGCCTGCGAGCCGACCTTGGTGATGTCGAAGACGCCGACAAGCGCGGTCTCGACGGGCTCGCCGAGGGCGGCGGTCCCGGCCGCGATCCCGAAGATGGAGCCGACGAGCAGGCCATCGCCGGAGACGACGGCATAGGGCGCGGTCAGGGTGATCGTGTTGCCGGGCTGGACGAAGTTTTTCATGGGGGTGATCCTCGTGGAAAGACGAAGGGCGGCCCGATGGGACCGCCCGGATGTCAGGCTTCAGCATGGGGTGCGGGTTACGCGCCCGGGTTCTTGTAGAGGCCCCGCCAGTCGATCGCCTTGGCACCGAAGTCGAGGCGGCACTTGATCTCGACGCCGTCGACATCGAAGCCGTTGCGTGTCTCGATGTAGGCGCCTTGCTGACCCTCGAGATAGGCGTATTCGATGGTGTCGATCTGGTTCGGGCTAGCCGCCAGATACCAGGCGGTCTCGCTGGCGGCATCGAGCCGGGGCTCGCTGATCGGCGCGAGGGTGCGGATCGACTGCGGCACCACGCTGGAGGTCGCGGCGGGCACCAGGTTCTGCGCGACCAGCTGCTCGGCCTTCAGTTCCAGCGAGGCGGGCACG